CCCCGCCTCTGCCTGCGGCGCCGGCGCCGAGGGCTACGACAACGGCATGTGGATCGGGACCGTCAACGGCACCGACACGAAATGGGTCCACGAGAACGCCGACCGGGAGAAGACCCACGTCTACACGGTCACGACCATCTCGGACGACCTGGAGTCGGCGCACTCCATCCCGTCCAACCCGATCCTCCTCGACGCCGCCCCCGCCAAACCCGACCACCTGGACCCGAACGGGGAATGGATCTCGAAGGGCCTGAGGGCGTCGACAGGGCAGCCCGTCGGCGGATGGATGAACACCCGGTGGAGATTCAACCCGCTCGACGGATCCGACCTGACGGCCTACGAGATCACCTGGAAGAAGAACACCGACGAGAAATTCCGGAACCCGATCAAGGTCGGCGAAGCGGCGATCGGGACGGACGGAACCTCCTACAACATCTCCCTCGACGGAAGCGAAGGCGAGACCTTCGTCGACTGGCGGGTACGGTCGTGGGGATGGGCGGAAGACAAGCCCTCCGAGTGGTCGGACACCGCCCGGGCCTACCTCCAATACTCGCCTTGGGTGAAGATCACCAACCTGTCGATAGACAACCACGTGCTCCAGTCGAAGATCACCTCGAACTCGCTCGAACTGCAGCTCAACTCCGACGACCCGGAGACGACGCAGTGGACGGTCGAAGCCCGAAAAGAAACCGGGCTGGGCGAAGTCATCGACTACACGACGTTCAACGCCGGCCAGGACACCTCCTACCGGATCCGGAACATCCCCAACGGGATCACCCTGTTCGTCAGGGTCTCCTGCCAGGCGAAGCTCCCCTCCCTGGAGAACCGCTGCTATTTCACAGGGCAAGTCGAATACGTGGCGCCCGGGAAGCCCGTCGTGGAACCCCACTGGAGCGAGGACATGCTCATGGTCACGCTCAACATCACCCCGGCGGCCTTCGACCCCAACGGCGACCCGGCCTTCATCCCGGTCAAGCTCCGGGTCGAGGGCACCGACGTCGACGGGACCTGGCGGACCCTCCAAGACAACATGCCGCCCTCGCAGACGACGTTCATGGACCCGCACGCCAGCGGCGTCAAACCCTCGATCTACCGGGTATACGCCACATCCCAGCTCGGCCTGGAATCCTACACGGAGGTCGTGGTCAACCCAGACCCGAAACTCAACTCGATAGCGCTGTCCTCGAAAGAGGGATCCAGCCTCATGGCGAGGATCCGCTACGACCCGGAGATATCCGTCTCCCGCTCGTACGTCGAACGCGAGTTCCATCATTTCATGGGACGCGACAGGCCCGTCGTGTTCTCCGGCAACGCGCAGAACGTGAAGATCACGGTGGCCGGGATCCTCCTGAGGGTCGACTCGGACGTCGACAACCCCGCGCGGACGTCCCTTGAGAAGGCGGCGCTCTCCAAAGAACCGCTCCTCTACCGGGATCCGACGGGCGCCCGCATGTGGGTCGCGGTCGAGGAAGGCGTATCCTTCGAACGCGAACAGGAGACCGGCGCCTGGAAGGTCTCCATGAGCCTCCGCGAAGTGGACGTGAGCATCTATGCCTGAGGAACAGATCGACTGGGACGCCCTCAAGAAGCAACGCCAGGAAGAGGCGGCCTCCGGGCCCCGCTGGGACAAGAGGCTCTTCCTGCCCTACAGGTCCGAGAAATACTACGCGGTCCTGTGGGACCAGCGGACGATGGCGCCGATCCGCCGCCTCGACAACATCCTCGGTGGCTCCATCACCGCCTCGGTCGACGCCCGCATCAAGACCTCCGGGAAGCTCCAGGTGCGGGCGAAGACGCCGGTCAAGGACTGGGCGCGGCTCCTGATCCAGATCCGGGTCGTGGTCAACGGCTTCGACTTCCCGCTCGGCATGTTCATGCCGTCGGCGCCCGTCGTCACCTACAAGGAGTCCGGCGCCGAATACGACCTGGAACTCAACGACCTCCTGCTCGTCTTGGACCAAGACAAGCTCGACCAGCCGCTCGGGATCGGCCCGGGCATGAACCTCGTCTACTGGGTCATGTGGGCGACGCGGCAGGCGGGGATCGACAACGTGTCGATCGCTTGGGCCGAGAAGGTGAACAAGAGGCCGTTGACATGGGACGCCGGCACCGAGAAGCTCACCGTCTTCAACGACATCATGGACTACGTCGGGTATTTCTCCCTGACCTGCACCCCCGAGGGGGCGATCGTGTCTGAGCCGTACGTCCTGCCGAAGGACAGGAACATCGTCTACTCGTTCCTTGAGAACAGCAAGGCGCTGTTCTCCGCCGACGTCACGATCCAGCACGACCTGGCGAACATCCCGAACAAGATCGTCTACTCCACCCAATCCACCGGCGACAACCAGACCGCAGGCGAACAACAGAAGCCGATGATCGCCGTGGCGACGAACGAAGACGACTCGTCACCATACTCGCACAACAACCGCGGCAGGTGGATCGTCGAAGTCAAAACCGACGTCGAAGCCGAGTCCCAGGAGATCCTGAATAAGAAAGTCCAGAGGCGCCTGGAAAACGCGAAGAACCCGATGGTGAAAGTCGAAATCGAGAACGCCCTCCTGCCTCTGCGGCTCAACAACATCTGCCGGTTCGCCGCCTACGGCCACGACATATACGCGTCCGTCCGCAAATATGAGATAGAATTGAAGCCTGGATCACTCATGAAAACAACCTTGAGGAAGGTCAACAGGCAAGGGCAGGTGGATGGGTAACATCGACGACCTGGCGGAGGCGTTCTTCGCCGAGGAAAAAGACCGGGGCGGCAGGTTCCGGTGGGGAGTCGTCTACTCGGACAACCCCTACGTCGTCCTGCTCGACGGCGCCACGAACGGGATCCCGATCACCGACTCCCTCGTGAAAGCCTCCAACGGCGCCCGAGTCATGGTGTGGATGGAAGGCATGCGGTCGGTCATCGTCGGAGCCTCCGGGGAAATGTCCGGCGCCTCCGGGGCGCTCCCCACCGGCGCCATCATCCCGTGGGCCGGAGAGTTCAACATCCACGCCGGCAACTTCGACTCCACGAGCCCGGTAGAGCCCGTCCCCGGATGGCTGCTCTGCAACGGCGCCGGCCTGGACGCCGGCAAATACGCCGGGCTCTTCCGGGCGATCGGCCACAAATACTCGGCGCAGAAAGACCTGCCGAACTACTTCCAGCTGCCGAACCTGATCGGCCGGCTCCCCTACATGCCGACCCAAGAACTGGAAGCCAAGTTCGGCGCCAAATGGGTCGGCGACGTCGGCGGCGAGAACGCCCACCAGCAGACCGAAGGCGAAGTCGGCCGGCACGCCCACTACCAGCGTCTCTCCGTCCCGGCGTTCGACCCGAACTCGTCGATCCAACGCACCGACTGGCGGCAGGATTTCTCAGGCGCCACGATCGTAGACCAAGGCCTCACGACCCACTACGCGGGAGACTCCCTGCCGTTCAACATCGTCCAGGCCTACCTGGTCATGGCGTATCTGATCAAATACTGAACCGGATTTAAGTGGGGGTTATGAATCCGTCTCACCCGTTGCTGCAGCCAATCGTCATGTCGGCGATCTTCACGCTGGGAGGAGTCCTGATAGGGCAAGGGATAGGATGGTTGAAGTGGAAAAGCGAGACCAGGATCGAGGAAGCCAAACAAGACCTCCACGAACTGGAACTGCTCATCACCGCCCTCCAAGGCCGCGTATCCCAACAGGACCAGCAGATCTCGGCGATGGACGAGAAGATCGGGAAACTCCGCCGCGAGCTCGCGGACGCCGAGGAACGCGCGGTCCAATGGCGCCGCTACGCGCTCGCCCTGGAAGACGACCATCTGAAGATGATCGGGGAGCTCCCACTCGGGAAGCGCCCCAAAAACTAGGAAAAGTAAGAAAGGAGAAGGGTTGAGTTACGCAGTCAACAGGGCGTTCTCCATGATCGGCTCCCGAGCGTGGGCCGGCAAATGCGAGAGATTCGTCCGCACCTGCTTCGGGTTCCCGTCGGCGTACCCCTCGGCGAAGGCCGCCTACTACGCGTCCGCAGCGGCCGGCAGGATCCACCGGGACTTCAACGCCCCGCCCGGCGTCCCCGTGTTCTGGAATCTGACGGGCAAGAACGCCCCGTACGGGCACGTCGCCATCTCGATCGGCGGCGGCCGGGCGATCTCGTCATCGAACGAGCGGGGCCGCCCCGGCGTGTGCATCATCT